CCTATTGAATTTACAGCATACTCTGTGCCAAGAGGCAAACCATTATACACCATTCCATGTCCTTCGTTGGTTCCGATACCAACATCTTCCACTCTGATTTATCCTTTGGATAGTTATCCCAGTCATACTCACCAATGCCCCAATCATGATTGTACAAATCTTGGTCAATCTAAGTATGGTGGTTATTGCAGCGAATTTTGTATGCATGATGCCAAAAATTGTCGCAATCATAAAATTTGCACCAGATGTGGGCGCAACTATTGTGTTTTCAATTCGGATGTTTGCAGTGTAAAGTGCGGAAAGAAATCCAGTATTCCCATCAGAACTTTCACTGCCAGTTTGAGTTATCTCAGGTGTAAGATGTGTCACAGACCCAGACAACCAGGTTCATCATTTTGTAGCATTGAATGTGGCAATTCTTATACTCGTTCTGTTTCGCCAACCACCACAAGCACTTATCGCAGTTCTTTCGATCGTGACTATGGCAGTTACGGTCCTGTGGATAGTTTTATTAGGACTTGTGTTTATTGTCAACGTGCCAAAGCTTCCAAATGCTATCATCCTTACTGTTCATTAGATTGTCGCTGCACAGCCTTGGGCCATATGGTTGGTGGATTTGGATTCTAAAAAAGATTTCCAATATTTCAATATGAATCAAAAAATTTGATGCAAAAATAACATTAGACTAATATTATTAGTCTAATGAATATTATCATGTTGTCACATCTGAGTTTAATTATTGCCACAGACCCGAATGATGACAATCCTCTAACAATAACCGTAGATAAAAATAATTTAGCGCAATCATGTCCATATTTCCAATCTATGTTGGCGCATTTTAGAGAAAGTAATGAGTCTGTTATTCGAATTATTTATCCCAACAAAAATGTTTTTTCTGACCGAGTCAAAAATTTATGTGGTATTCACATAGATCATTTGTCAAATCCAGACAATTTGGTTGATGTCATGTTATGTAACCAATATCTTGGTTTGGAAAATAACTTGTTGCATTTGATGAGTGTTCAAGTTTTACCGCATAAACTATTGGATTTATTGATATTGTTACGAACGGAAAAAATTAATTGGTTTACGGCCAATTTATATCAGCAAATAATTAATGCCAAACCAACATTGCATTTGGAAGATGCGGATGATTTATTTATGGAACGTGATCTGACAACTATTATCAAGTCTGACAATTTTATATTTGGCACTAACCGTGGACAAATTTATATTTTGAACATTGGCACCACCACCAAACATTTATTACATCAAAGTCCAAATAATCAATCGGTTCTTGGTTTAAAATATTATTATGACAAATTTTTTCCATATCATGAGCATGTTGTTTACGCTACTGACCAAGGCATTTATCAATTTAATCCTTGGCTTAGTCCTGATCATCTAAAATATTTCACGATCATTTACCAAGCCAAACCTGGTGATAAAATCATCAAGATCGAAAAGACTTATGGTTATGTTGTTACACATACGGTTGGTACGATAAGTATTTATAACTTTGATGACAACCAATTCTATCAAATTAACAGAATCAATTTAAGTGGAGAAACAACTGATATCAAATTGGTGTATGCCAATGATGATCATGATATGATATTAATTAATACGGAAAATTATTTGGAAAATTATAAGTGTTTGGCTAAGCGCGAAATAAGAAACTACTTCAAAAAATTTCACTGTGGTAATGATATATATCAATGGCATATTTCAGGAGATGATGTTTGGATATTTACAAATAATGGCATTCGTTTTTTATCTTACAAAGATCAACATTTTTATGGTATAAATAACGGACAACTAATATCGCAATATGACTATGACAGGAAAATATCTCATATTTCAACCAACAATACTTGGACAGCATGTTATTCTATCCACAATCGTTATCTCGTGGGTACGATAGATGGTCATGTTCAAATTATTTTTCCACCAAATGGTCGTAAATATTCCAATACAGACATGCCTAAAATAGATAAATGTTTCAAAGCCCATAATGATTCAATTTCAAGTATTAGTTATTATCAAAATTACTATAATTACCAACATATTGTGACAACAGGGTCTGATGGTTTGATTAAAATTTGGTCTGGATTCGATGGCGATTTAAAATATCAAATTAATGCGAATGCTGGTCAAATAACTTGTTTTGAACATTTAGATTTAACTGATTTGGATGCCAATCAAGGGAAATTACATTGGTGTTTTAAATTTCTTGAATCTGATTAGAATTATTGCGCCATTATGTCCCCACATGATGATATCAATTTGATACCAAACTGATATTATCACACAAAGCAACCAAATTACCAGTTACACTAATAGCGACGATAATGATACTTATTTTGATTACGATTTACCCGATAATGATTACGATTAATTCTGGCCAATTGGTTTCTGGTGTTGTTTTGACTATTGATGGTTCGTGGATGCAAATGTCTCGGATGGCAATTACGATATATCGATAAAAATTGTCTGGAGGGTGTATGAACTCGGGTACCTCGTTCAATGCGATAATCTTCGTCTGTTTCCGGGTAATTTGCGGCTATCATACGAACTAAAGAACCAGCAGATGATCTTGCTTCTGATCTTATGTCACGGTGCAAACGACAAGCGGGTCCATCAGATGATGATGATGGTACGACATAACCCTCCAATGCAAAATAAGTATGTCGTCGATAGATAGGTCTAAAAAAAGTCGAGGTACCAATACGTAATTCATGCATTTCTTCGAATATGGGACGATTCAACTCATGTACGATAAGACGGATCAGACGATCCATGATCGCATTATGGGGAATTTCTATGGTCATATCATTACGATTTTCCAATGGTGTGGATTGTTCTTCTGGTTCGGATCTTTCTTCTGATTCAGATATTTCCTCATCGCTATCACTATTAATGTCATTATTTTGGTATCTCATACATCTCATACCATCCTGAATATTATCATAATTATTAAAGTATTTTCGGAGACCATCTAATGTTTCCAAATCTTTGAACAGTGCATTATTTATGGTAACTTTACCATAGCAGGTGGTTATTTTTATGTCAATTTGAATGTTATCAACATACACGGTATATCTTTTGTCCAAAGATTTCGTGTTGCCAAATAAAATGAGCATGTTATTTAATTCAGATTCGGTTAGTGACAAAATAAATTTTTCCCACAGGGGAAAAAGTTCACGAGAAGTAAAATCAATTATTTTTAAGACTTGTTGGTTAGTAATATGGTATGGACCTGATAACACTTCATCCACCGTCAAAATATCGTAATTGGCCATGGCATCAAAAAATTCGAAATTGGTGGCAATAGCATGATATATCTTATTTTTGGCCTCATCGATTTCACCAACCAAGAAGTGTCGGTAAAGATCCGCATGATCATCATAATCTGTATCCAACAGACTAAAATCATTCGATGTTACTTTTTGTGCGGCTTTTAGAATGGGTTCATGTGATTTATCCATAAAAAATTCTAATTCGGACAGAATCATTTTCTTGTGTGTAATTGCCTCTAACAAAGCCGGAGGCAAATGATAGGGTAAATAACAATCTGAATTAACTATCATGGCAATTATCGTTACAAAACACTTTATATTTTCCTTATCAGCCCAAAAAAAGTGCGACGGATTAACATCCATAAAGTAATTATCCGTGACCGTCATAATGGTTTGGGATATTTGTTTCGACAACAAATAATAAACTTGTTTGTTGGCACCCGGACCATATGCACATCCATCTTTATCCATAAAATCAAAAACAAATAATTTGCCCGGATTCAATATAATTTCCGTACACACCGTAAAAAAATCATCAGTTTCGGCATTAAATCTCAAGTAGTGGTTTCGGACAAAACTAAAAGTTGGTTTTCCGTAGCGATACGAATAATTAGAATCAACATTGGATGACCCACCCCGATCCCAAATATTATGCCATGTGGAATTGTATTCTTGAAATGTCAAATCATATATGGTGCGTCTTATTTGGTCAAAATCAGGAGCATCATTTGATGTATTATCGGATGCCATGATAGATACATTATCTGGTGCACCATCAGGTGTATCGTAAGATGCATCAACAAATGATCTGCTATTACCATACATAAAAATGGTCCGTGGTGTAACAGAATTATTATTAAAATTCATTCGTTCCTTGTACATATAACATATAGTTGGACCATTTTTATTGAAAAATTAAATAAAATTCAATTTTTCAACTTAGTAGGGATACATTCGGTTGGGCAGTGCGATATAAGATTGTAAATATGGTCCGGGTATAGAATGTGTAGTGGGATAGGGTGTGGTATATATAGTATGTTTTCTCTCGTAAGAATTGGTGGGACAACTTGTTATTTCTCGTAACGGAAACATGACAGGTCCATGATTGGCACTAAGACCCTGTAATTGAGGTTTGCCATTATATGTGACCAAAATTTGATTGGAAGCACTGGGTGCCTGGACGAAATTCATGGGATAAGGATGTGTTGCGGTGGCACTCCAGAGTTTATGATTGTTGGGCAAGTAGTAGCATGTGTTCATAACTATATATTTGAGAGAGATTAAAGAAATTATCAACACAAACACACATACTCACTAATTAATGCGTTTAAAATACATGATACAAAATATAACAAGTCTATCAGAGAAATCAAGTTAGTATGAGCAACGTATCATCACATTATTACATGTCATCATACTCAATAACTACATATAATAGCAATGGTGATATCAAAACCAAACAAAAAATTAAAGTATGTGATAATGGGCACCAAGATTCATATTATAAAGAATCTGTTATGGAAAATCAACAGGAAAAAATTATTAGAGAAGCTGGCAACCCTAACTTGAGTGGCCAATTAAATGAACAATTGATGCCCAATGTTACAGATCTTAAATATTTCCACAAACATTGGAAGCGTTGGAATCGTTGGTTCCGTTCACTCTGGTTCGCCTGGCCGTTCATTGGATTGGCTCCGTGGTTGAATGCATTAGATAAATCGGATAAATTAAAACAAGAAGATGCCCAGGTAAATGCCCCGGTGAATGCCCAACCAGCACCTGAAAAAAATTAAATGTTTTGAATCTTTTTTTTTAATTAAATGGATATGTTATGCTGATTATCCATTCAATTAAAAAATTCTAGTACATGATTTATGCCCATACTCACAAAAGTGGTCATCATATTGACACCTCGATGAAGTTTCCTGGTGACGGCACGTATTTTCTTCTTGTTGTTTCTGTGTTTGAAATAATTACCTATTACTTTTAGACATTGGATAATGGGACTGGTATATGGTTTAACCACTTTCAGATTGACCAAAAATTTGACAATATTATCTGGATTCGCGTCCTTTTTCCATTGTTCGCCCACAATAGTTAATAAATTTTCCACCGTGCCACAATGTGTTAAATG